CAATCTCCAAATACGTTTCGTTTAGCTTCCGCAATTCCTCAATCAGACTCATCCGATATTCGACGTGGCCGATCTGACTTTGACCCGAATTGGGCTTGCCGCCAGCTTGGCCAGAATCCATTGCCGCCAATTCGGCCGCAATGGATTCTATCCGCGTTCTCAGGTTTTCCAGAACTGTGGCCATGGGTTCCCGTTACTTGCTATCTTGAATCGCGTTCCGAATGTCGTTCTCACGAGATTCGCCGATGCCATGGATCGACGTCAAGCCCTCGTTGGCCTCCGCAAATGTGACAACCTGGCTTCTCGTAAGCAACCCGGCCCCGGTCAACAGTTCGGCCGCTTCGCCGTCAATTCCCATGTCGGCCAACGTCGGGTCTGACGGTTCCTCGACCTTCGGTTCCTCGACCTTCGGTTCCTTGGGAGTTTTGACAACAGACGCCTCCGGCGCGTCGCTTACGGTCGACGCCGGAGGGCCTGCCGGCAAGACAACATACCCATGCACCGATTGGATCTTGCCATGCTTCTCGCGAAATGCCTCGATCGCGGCATCTTCATCAACGGCGACAATCTTCTTTTTACCGCGTGTGCCGCGATGGGAAACAATAAACGTTTTCTTTGCGTTCAGCATGACAGTTGTCTCGACTGGAATGATGTGGATTGTAAAGGTCGACACGCACCGCGTGCCGCGGCCTATGCGTGGGTGTTCTTCTGGGTCTCTCGCGGCTCCATAACGGCCACCACACCTCGCTCGGAGACCTTCCATCCGGCCATGATGTCGAGCTCGTATTCTTGCGTGGAATTCGCGGGCATCGGAACCACGGCGATTGGCCAGTTTTCCATGTAGGCAAAGGCCCGGCGGAAATCGCCGAAGAACCATGTGGTCGTGGTGATCGAGTTGGCCACATAGCGAGCGTCGACCCACGGCGAACTGATAACCTCGTAGGTGTTGGGGATCAGAACCCGGTTGTCGATCTGTGGTTGAATGTTTTGCGTGGCGGCGGCGGCGTTCGGATCGATAATCACGTGCGTTGCGTTCAACACGTAGTCGACCGTCTTCCTGATCGCCGAATGACAGAGGATCTGTATTGGCGTGATCATGATCGGATCGCCGGTGTCGGGATCGACCAGCAGTCCGAAGGTCTGCAGCGCGGCGTCGATGTCCGTCCAGTCGTGGAGCCCGTTTGACGTGACGACGTTATCCCACGGCGTCGTGGTTTGATACGTGTCGTAGGCCGTGTCACGGTACTTGTAATTGTTCACGACTCCGAGTGCCAGATCGATGTGCCGCTTTTCTTTGTTCACGCCCAGATAGTGGCCGACCTGGCTGGCCTTGTCCAGCAGGATTCCAGTTCGATCAAAGAAGATGGCTTCCTTCGTAAGCGAGATCTTCATGCCTCGCTTTGTGGTCTGCGGCGTCTCGATCCAGGACTCACCCACGCCCACTTCGGGGAAGGGCTTGCCTTCGTCGACCACCGTGGCCTTGTCGCCGATCTCGGTAATGTTGTCGATCCGCTCGCCGTTCAGTCGCGTTGGGCGGTTCGTGTGCAGCATGTCGCCGACGAACCGTGGGTTCTCGAACGCCTGCATGATGGCCGTGCTGATGACTTGACCGGAGACCTTTTTGAACGCAGTCGAATCGACCGCTTCCATTAAGCCCTTGTCGCCGTCGCCCGCCTGCCTGGGATCGCAGTTGCGGACGAATTCCACACCATCTTCGATCAACCCTTCGGCCAAGTTGGCAATGGAAAAGTCGGTCGGCTTCAGTTCGCCGGATTTCAGTGCCTCACACAAGTGATCAGCCGTCTTGGGTCCTCCCAAGTTTCGGCTCATGTGGCGTAGCTTTTTGGCGTTGATAAAGGACATTTTCTTTCTCCGTGAATCGTTCTAAAAATGGCAAGGACCAACGCCCGCCAGAATGCTTCGGGTTTCAAGTTTACCGCACTACCGCGTACTGCATCCAGTCGACGTTCAGGGTCTCCGCATTGCCGCTGCCGCTCTTCACGCCGACCACCAGTTGCATCTCGGTCGCCGATGCGTAGTCGAAGTGGACCAAGGCGACACACACGCCGTCAACGGTGAATTCGGCCCATGCTCGCGTCGTCGTCTCGCAGACCACTTTGATCCGGAGTCGCTGATAGCTTGCACCGCCGGCCGTGACTTCGGAATCGACGTCGATTGTCGGTAACTGGGTTCCGTTGCTCTGGACACCGGCACGCCAGACCGTGGAGCCGTCGACCTTCCACATGGCCACATAGTCACCCGCGGCACGCGGTCCACCGCCATCGTCGATCAGGGCATCGGCCGCCACCGCATTCATCATGCCGAACATGATGTTTGCGGCGTCGGTACTTGCTTCGGTGAACTGGATTTCGGCTTCGGCGATGAACACTTTGTCGGCGACGAACTTGATCGTTTCGTTGCTGGCAACCATGTACATCTCGTCATTGTCGGTTGCACCGGGTGCCAGGGCGCAGATGCCCTTGACTCCGTCGGCGATCGTTACGGTGCCGCCGTTGGGAGCGATGACACTCAGCCCGGGCGCCGGGTAATTGTTCGCGTCGGCCAATGCTAATGCTACATGGACAACTGCCGCATTACCGTCGGCGTTGGTGCCGTTGGTGTTGGCCAACTTCACGGCGCTGCCGGCTGCCACATCGGTCACCGCTGGAGCATCGAATGCAACCGGCGTGTCGGCCACGGTGTCGGCTTCGTTGGTTTTGCTAATCGCCGTAGTACCGGCAATCGACACGACAAAGGCCGACGTGTTGCTGCCGTCGACCCCTGTGCTGGCGATCGATGGCACCAGGTAGGCACCAACCAATCGCGAAGCGATTGGAATCACACCGACCAACGTGGCAGCCACGTCGCCATCGGCATCCGCGTGAAGTGTAATCGGATCCAGCGAAAACGAGGAGACTTCGGGTTGCTCCAGGAAGTCCCACATGGAAGCGTAGACCAGATTGGTATCCAACAATTCGACGGGCAATGTGAGGTCGCGCGGCATTTTGAACTCCTCAAAATCAAGTGGTTGCCAAGCAATCGCCCGGCTTGTTTGCGTGAAATGGAATCGCCTCAATCACCTGATTATCCGGTAATCGATTCGACAAATTCTTTCGTGTCTTTCGGTTCGACGAAATCGCCATCCGACTCTTGGAGCGGTCGGCCGCTACTGTCGGGCTTGCGGGGCGGCTTGCCGCCGGTCGATTCGGCGAGCAGTTTGGCCTCGGTGATCAGTTCGTTGCGGTCCGCGGCATTCAGGCCGACCATGGCCCGAATCTTGGCTTCGCTCAGGATCACGCCAGCCTTGTCGGCCAGTCCCCGAACGTCGAGCTGTGCCTGCAAACCATTGATCTTGGCCTGGACGCTCTCGGGCATGTCGGCGGGAGCTGCGGCCGGCGTTTCGTCGGCCGGCTTGTCGGCCAGCTTCTCTTTGGCATTCAGGATTTCGCCAATCTTCTTTTTCTGTCCGGCCAGGTCAAGCGTCTTGTCGTCCAAGACGGCCACAACCATCGCCTTGAATGCCGCGTGGACCTGATCCTCCGCGCTGGGCGCGTCGCCAGCGACCACAACGGGTGCATCGGAGACAGCCGGCAAGTCCTCTTCGAGCAGTTTGGACCACGCCTTAGCGTCCTCCGACTTCGGGGCCAACGATTCGAGCAGTTGTCCGAGTGTGGTTTTCATGCCTATCGGCTCCGGTTCGGGTTCCGTGTTCATACTTTCAAAAAGCCCGCGCGTCGTGGCGGGATCAGACACTATATCTACCGACCGAACGGCCTTAATTTCTTCAACAAAAGTTTTTCCGTCCCGCTGAACTGTCCGGCCTTCGGCGTTGTGGGATAGCCCAAATTGGTTAGGGGCACGCTCGGCAGCCTCCAAGATTGTGGCGGCCAGCGAGTGGCTTTTGAGGATGTGCAGGTCGCCATTGAGCCCGCTGTCATGCTCGCGAACATTTTGCAGCCAACCGATTTTGTCCTTGATCGGCCGATCTTCTCTCGACGCACTTCGCTTCGGATGATCGGTGAATACGGCCCGGCTCTCATACAGCCCCACGGCGTTGCGGATCGCCTCGGGCGTGTACACTCGACCATTAGCCGACTTGGGACCAAGAATCCGGACGTCGTGAATGATGCCTTTCTCGGCATCAATGCGGGGATTCTTCGACTGAGTGACTTCAAAAAGTGTTTCGATACTCATTTTTTATTCCTTATGGTTCAACTGGAATCTTCGATTTTGCCAACTCTGACGACGCCGTGGTCATTGTTTCAGCTTTTCGGCGATCGAATCCGAGCGATACAAGTAGCTCGATCCCAACCGTCGTGGCCGTGTCGCCGGCCGCTACTGCCGCCAACACATCCTTAGCCGCCGTGATTTGGGCACCGTTGAGCGTCTGCGTGGCGGTGATGTTCTCGGGTGCGTCCGGTGCCGAATCGACTGGCGTCGGATCGTCTGCCGCGATCTGCCGTGGTGTAGTGGGATCTGCCGAACTCTGCCGGTTTGGCTCCCTGTCGTCGGGCTTCACCACAACTTCCACACGCTTCGCACCGCGTTTCAGTTCTACGTCCCGATCGAGGCCCTCACGCTCGGCCCACGATTCATCGGAAAGTTGCCCCTTTTCGTTCAGGAGCGAATTGCGATTGGTCTCAACTGCCTTGTCACGCGCGGCGACCATCGGCCCGGTGATCTTCAGGTCGACACACAAGGCCAGTTCCTCGACCGTTTCGATCCCCCAGGACCGGAACCAGCCGGCTCTGGCGAGTATGTCGAGTGCCTTCCACAAGAGCTCAGCGGTCATCTCCGAAAAGTCACGTTGTTGACGTTCAACGAATTTCACAAACGGCGACTCGGCAACCAGCGTCGACGAATAGTTGGCGTTGGACGCATCCATCGAGATCATGTATTCAGGCATCAACCATCGGCCGCCAAAGACTCGCATCAGCGCTTGATGGATGACCACAAACGCTTGCCCGACGCCCTGATTGGCGAGCGGCGATCCTTGATATTCCGAATCCCCTGGAGTGTGAACAAAACTGCCGGGCTGTATCTTTTGTGTGTTCTCCCTTCGTGTGGATCCAGCGGGAGACGTGACCGTTCGCGAGTTCCACACGTTGGTGGATGCCATGCCATGCACTTGCGATTGGCTCGCGCTGCGATGTTGCACGATGCCGATAATGGCTGCCAACACGGCCGCTCCGATGCCCACGTTGCGATCGAGCTTCGCGATGTTCGTCAGGTAGCTTTCGACCGGGTAGAAATCCGAGATGCCTCGCTTGATCTTGTCGTCGACGTTCAGCTTCGTGTGGATCATCCGGTCGACGGGTATGTAATCCCAGTCCTGCGGATTGTCCGACCACTGTACATAGTAACCCCAAATCTTCTCGGGCCGACCCTCTTGGCTGTGGACACCGAAAGACCAGTTGCTTGGCGTTTCACCGTCCCAATCACCGATCGCCACATCCATCAACCATCGCTCGATGTCGCTCGGGCTGGTCGGTTCCACAAGCTGCTCGGGCTCGACAATCCGCAACTCGGGCATCTCGCCCGGCTGGACGAACAAAGCCAGAAGCCCTTCGCCGTCGCGATGCGGCCGCCAATACGCTTCCTCTTCAAGCTTGCCCCACTTGTTCTTTCGCAAGAACAGCTTGACGGCAGACTGTACCGCTCCGAGCAGGCCGTCCGGACAACCATCTTCGGCGGTCGCCTTGTAGGCAAACCCGGTGCCGAGAACGAAGCTAAGCAGGTTTTCTTTTGCGGTGATCGCCATCGGCAATTCGTCACAGACGACCCGCATCGCACCGCGGATTGTGGCAAGCTGCGATTCCGTCTCGAAGGTCGGCCGGTTCGCTCCGTTCTGGCGATCGTCAACCCTGGAGATGATTTGGCGACCCGACCCATAGCCCACGGAATAGTCAGGGTCGTCGCGAAGGTATTCCAGCGGATCGACGCAAGACCCCCATGACTCCATAAAGTCCTGCCCTCGCTCCAGGGCTGTATTGTCGGCCCGGAGTTCATTTAGTTCGCGATGCAACAATCGCAAGTCCCGTTCCTCGGTCATCGCTTCAGACTGTTCGCGAAGTTCTTTGAGTTCAGTTTTCATTATTCTTTTCCTTCGTATCGCCTTACAGAATCGGCTCGTATTCCGGCCTCGAAGCACAATGCGATGCCAGCGGCTTCCCAATAATTCGACACGTAAATGATGCGATCGTCACGTTCATTCAATGCCGTCGTGTTTTCTTCCACAGCAATGACTGGAATCCCCGCCTCGAAACATGCGAAATGAGGTCGACCAACACATCCAGTAGGAGAAACAAGACAACTGATACTCGATCGATGAATCCCGATTCCGTTACCAATGCGAGGCGATTTGTGAAGGCCCTTCAAAACGCAGTGAATGTAACAAGAGGAACATATCTCGGCCGCCTTGCGAGGGTCAACCACCACATCGTAAAGGATGTTCAGTAGCTCTAAGTTGTCCTTGGTGCTTTGGCTTTCGATCGGTGCGTGCGCGACGGGCTTGTTGATTGCATTGGCAACTTGTCTCGATACTTGCGATTCAATCG